CGTTTACCAAACTGCTTACGCCGTCTGCTTTCTTGGTTGGCTCTGATGCTGTTACGTTTACGTCATAGTCTGTGCTATATGAAGTCCATCCTACACTAGGTTTGTTGTATAAAATATCAACATTACTACTAGTATCGTACCATAGTTTACCATCTGTTAATGTTCCAGTTGGGGCATTTGCGTCTGCACTATAAGTTAATGTAGTGTCACTTGATGGATTTTTCCAGTTACTGTAAATACCTGCTGTTATGTTTATATTGGTAGGTCCAAATCCGCCAACGTTACCTGCTCTAACTCTGATATCTCTACCTGTTGAACTAGTTAAAGTAACTTTACCGCCAACATTAGAAGCAACAATGTCACTTGATGCTGTACTGAATGCTGAGTTGAAGTCTTGAATCATATCATCAACACTTGCGTTGCCGTCTGCGTCGCTGTCTGTTCTAAACTGAACATTGATGTTACTGCTTGATGTTCGACTGTCATTTACGATAACACTTACTGTAGAACCTGTATGACTTGCTAAACTTATTGCTGTATCTGTTAAAGCACTTGATCCTTGTACTACTAAAGTACTAGAACCATTATGTCTTAAAATTTCTAATTCTCCTGCTAATACAGGATCATCGTCACCGTCTTGATTTCTGTTTGCAATGTATGTGCCTGATGCAACACTATTACCGTTTGTTGTAAAATAGTTATGCGTACTGCTCCATACTTCTGGATTTACTAAACTAAATGCACCAGTTGATGAATTGTAAACTTTAACGGCAATGTTTGAACCGTTGTTTAATGTATCATACTGGAATAATAAATCTCCGTTTGCTAAAGCACCACCACTGTTCTGTGTGGTTGGTAATGAAGCGAAACTTGCCATTTGGAAGTCTTTGCTAACAACATCTTTGAAACTTGTTTCGTTTGTTGTTAATTGATACCAAGTATCTGAATACTTAAGATAGAACTTAATCAAACTACTTGCCGCACCAGCACTTGTCATTGTGACAACTGCTAAAGAGCCATTCTGTAATACAGACGCCTTTGGTGCACCACTACTAGCGATTTGGTCTTTTGAAAGTACTGTGTAACTTGCAACGTCCCATTTACTTGTAGTTGAGTTGTATTGTTTAATTCCAAATTTTGAATTTGGTGTGTCGAGCCATATAGCACCATTAGTTGGTGATACTGTTGGAGCATTAACAGAACCTGCTAAGTCTCCTAAGTCTATATCTGCTCTTAGTATGTAGGCTCTGCTAGAGATACCTAAAAAACTGTGAGCGGCTAATAAGCCGTACTCATTAATTGCTGATCCGTGTTGTTGTGAACCACCAGATGAATAAAAAAGAGGATCTCCATAACTCTGAAGTAACTCTCTTTGACTTGTAATCAGTTTTAATTTACCTGCCTCAGCGGCTGTAGTAAAAGAAGCAGTTCCACTGCCATCTGGATTACTTTTGTCTTGTTTTGTTGCTATAATTAGCAATGGCACCGTACCTTGTGAGGCCGGCGTGTAAAACGATTCGTCTGTAGTGGTTATACTAACACCGGGGGATGTCAATGTAGCCATAATTTTCTCCTAATAAAAACATTTTTAATGTTACTACTATTTACCTAAATCTGTTGTTTTAGTGCGGTATTAGAATATAGCAGAACTGCTAATTTTTAAAAATTATGATAAATAACCGATTTTATACTAAATCGAAGTTTTGGTGTGGTTTTTGTTCTGTTGCAACGTAATCTGTGTTAATTTTCAGTACTTCAGAATCAAGGTCTTCCAGTGTGCCGTTGTTGTTTATAACGTCATCAAATTCATAACCTACCCAATCCCATTCACTTGAATGAACGTGTCTATAATTGGTATTCATTATGTGCAATGCTTTAGGATCTCCAGTATTTGCCTTGACAGCATAATCGTACCATTCTGGTATGTTTCCTCTTATAACGTGATAAACTTTGCCGCCTAGTTTCTTTATAAAGTCTAATTCATTTACAAATCTACAATCACTTATGATTACACACTTGTGGTTTTTATGCTGTTGAAGTATTCTATATTCTAGACTTGATAACCAAATATCTTTATTAAAGTGGTCTCTTAATACATCTGTTCCTATAAGTTGTAATGCTAATCTAGGTGTAAATCCTTTTATACCTAACTTGCCGCTCCAGTATAAATCGATAGTTTCTCTAAACTCTCTGCTTTTTTGACTTTGACCTTCTAGTAATTCTCTATCCCAACCAAATATACTTGCACATACACTTTTGAGAGGTCCTGCAAAACTTTCTTGAACACAACCGGTTTCAACCAATTTTGTGGCTACCGAGTCTTTGCCCGAGCCTATAAATCCTACTAAACCGATTATTCTATTTGACATTATCCAATTACAAAGCCTAAATGTTTATTTCCTTCTTCCATATTGTTTATAGCCGCCAATAGTCTTTCTTTGTCAGCCATTGATTCCTGTTTTAATGCATCACCGTTAAGTGTAACTGCTCCACCTGGTCCAGGTAAACCGCCTGGGAATTTACTTCTTGCTTCTCCTAACATCATTTTACATTCTGCTAAGGCCCAATCTGCAATCCAAGGTTTCGCATAATTGTCGTTAAGCAATATTTCCTCAGGTACATAGTTATATACTCCAATGGAAATATCTTCTTCGTGTTTAATGGCTCTTAATATTTTTAAAACTTTAGTATTTGGATTAAATGTAAAGTCGTACTCACTACCAAATATTCTTCCTAATGTTTCTTTGTATTGAGCAAATGCATCAAAAACTGCTAATCCGCCAATTTGTCCTGCTTGTACCATATACATATTATGGAATGCAACATCAAATGGATCAAAGTTAGTGCCACCTGTTGATGTGGAACTTACTCCTCTTCTATAAACTTTTCTAACATTTAGTACTTCTGCAGGCAAACTGTATTCTTGAACGTCTACTAGAGTAGATAAAAATACATAACTTTCTTCACTTGCAACGTCACTACGAGACCTTAATATATCAACTGCTTTGGATATAGCAAGATTATAGTGTTCTGGATCTAATTCTACATCAACCATACCGTCGCCTAAACGAAGTTTGATTTCAGTTATTAATTTATTTTTGTTGGTCTCGGATGAACTCATACAAGTATTTATCTAAAACGTTGTTAGCAAAATAGTATGTTCATTTATTCTACCGTTCATTTTAGTACCAGTAGTTGTTAGTTCGTCGAAACTTTTAGCAAATTTAGTTTTTGCTTTACCTGTCCAGTTGCTAATCTGCTCTGCTGGCTTACGCAATGTCTTTTGTACACTTTCTTTTTCATCGAAATCTTGTATAGTTGTGCCTTTGACCATTAATCCTGCACCTGGTCTATTCATTGCTTTAGGGTCTTTGCTTGTTGCGTGGTATACACCTATCTTTCTATTCTTTGTGTTGTATACCCATAGTTCATTGCAGTTAACGATGTCTGTGGGTGCGACAGAAGCCAATCCTAACTCACCGAAGGCTTCCAAATACTTTAATTTTTTAATAATAGAATCTTTGCTTCTTGCCCTAGGCTTTCTTGCTTTACGGTTTGACTTTGCTTGATTTATAACTGTGTCACAAGCAGTTTCAATCTTTTCAAAGAATGCCAAATAGTCTTTTCTCATTTTGACAGTCATAAAATTGTAGCCTTCTTTGATATCTTCATCTTGCCACTCAACAACTTCTTTTGCTTCTGCTTTAGCACACTCATAAGATTCTGCAATCAGTTTGGCGTGGTTAGCCTTTACAGCAGGTTGATACGACAACATCATCTTGTATGGATCAAAATCTTTAACAGTTTTGTCGCCTGAGATAAAATCATCCAAGTATGCTTCAAAGTCTCCCAGCAAGTCTGTAATCTGTTCTTGCATTCTATCTTTGATAGTAACAATCTTGACTTGCTTTTTCTCTTGCTTTTCTTTCTTTTCCAAAATTGCTGTCTTGCCTCTTGTAATCCATTCTAATTTACGTTTTTCCAAATGTTTTTTGAAGCCTTCACTTAGATATCCTAGTTTGGCTTCTATAAAGAATGAAGTGCCACAGGCAGTAAATGCCCAATCTGGATTTGCTAGGATAAGTTTTATGTCTTCCTTATCCCACTCTGATTTGTTCTTTATCCAATTCTTTGCCGCGGCAACTGTTTGTTTACTTTTAATCTCTGTTCGAACAAAGTACTCGCATTCTTTAAATGCTTTCTCTCGTTCTGCAACATCAGTCAAAAGTTTAAGTGTTTTCCACTCTGGTTCTTTTGTGATAAAGACTGAACGTGTTTTAGTTTTTCTTCTTGGCATCTACTATTTTTATCTCTACTAGTTCATTTTTGACTATAAACTGGATCCATTCGGGCCAATTTTTAAATCCTAGTATATTTTTAGGATTTTTAAATGCGTTCTTTTCAGCATAGAATTCGCTTATCTCAACTATGCCTTCCGCTTTACCCAAAGTACGTCCGTGTTCGTAGCCTTTGTTATAACAGTAAGTCGAATAAAGTGCACCTATTAAAGTGAATGCAAATATCGTCGTTTCCATAAATGTTCTCCTGTTATGGTTATTATATATGCCTTTGGGCACAAAGTCAATACAAAATAGAATCGAAGAACGATAAATAGTGTTATGCCTAAAATAAGTTTATGGAATCCGGAAAAGACAAACGACTACTACTTTACAAGTAGAATAGTCGGTGAGCATCTATTCTCAGGTGGCACAGGAATATTTGTTCACAAGTATTTGGGTGTTGCGGAAGATGTATCAGATGGAAATGACTATACTCAGAAAAGTCCTTTGAACTATTACGACAGTGATGGTAATAAAAGAACTGGAGAGTCTGTAATACAAGATTTATTGTTTTTAGAAAACAGAGATAGAATTTACAGTCAAGATGTTTATGAACTTAGAGGAGCCTACGATATAGGCGATAGTGATTTTGATATGACACAGTTTGGATTATTCTTATCCAACGATACTGTGTTTATAAATTTCCATATCGAAAGTATGGTAGATGCTTTGGGCAGAAAGTTAATGGCAGGTGATGTAATTGAGTTACCTCATCTAAGAGATGATTTATTACTGGACGACAGAGAAGAAGCAATTAATAGATTTTATGTTGTTCAAGATGGCAGTAGACCAGCATCAGGATTTGATCCAAGATGGTGGCCTCACTTGTGGAGAGTCAAGTGTGGACCAATTACAGATTCACAAGAATACAGAGATATTATTGGAACTGGAGAAGAAATTGGTGACCTTAGAGATGCTATTAGTACATACCAAGATGAGATTGATATCTCTGATGCTATTGTGCAACAAGCAGAAAATGATGTTCCATATGACGAATCATTCCAAAAAGGTGCACACCTTTATATCAATGAAGATTTACCCAACAAGCCTATTATAGGAACTGTTGAAGGTGCGCCTAATGGTGTAGCATTAGTAGGTAGTGGAGAAAGTTTCCCTGTTTCATCTAATGATGATGACTACTTCCTAAGAACAGACTTTACACCAAACAGATTATTTAAGAAACAAGGTACTAGATGGGTTAAAGTACAAGACGATACTAAACAAAGTTGGAACAATGCTAATAGAATTTTAAGTTCATTTATTAATAACGACAGCATAACTACACAGTCAGACGGTAGTACAATAGATGAAATGCAATTTGTTAGTAAAGTTGTAAAACCTAAAACGGATAACTAAAATGAAAATATATGAAGTAGCAGATAAAGTAGAGAAAATGAAGAATAAACTTTATGACAAAGAGCAGGCATTAGAAACTGCTAGAAGCATAACCAAAGATATTAAATATGCAAATACTCATATGGAGATTATTAGTAAGTTGGGTACACTTGCAGAAGAACAAGGTTTAGTTTTAGACGAATACCAAGAAAGAAGAGTGTTTCAAGTGGCTAATAAATTAGAATCAGAAATTTACGAATTAGAAGAAGTGTTTAAAGATGCCATTAGAGATTTAAGAAACAAAATAGATGATATGGAAGAAGAATGAAATATTGGTATGACGAACAGTTAAGAAGGTACATACTTCAGTTTGTGAGAATATTTGCAAACTTTAAAGTTAAAGAAGGTGGTAAAGGAACACAAGATCCTTACTACAATCAAGTGCCTGTTAGATATGCCGATATGAACAGAATGGTTGCACATATACTTAGACAAAACTCTGAGAATATGATTAATAGCACACCATTTATTGCTTGTTCTATTCAGCAGTTAGCAATAGCAAGAGATAGAACACACGAGCCAAACTTTGTTGATAAGAAGCAAATAACTGAAAGAAAATTTGACAAAGAAACAAACAGTTACACTACGTTACCTGGTAATCAATATACTGTAGAAAGATATATGCCAGTACCGTATAATTTAACAATGCAAGTAGATATATGGACTCCTAACACTGACACCAAAATGCAGTTGTTAGAACAGATACTTGTATTGTTTAATCCAACAATTCAAATACAAGCAAATAATAATCCGTTAGATTGGACAAACATTGTTGAAGTCGAACTTATAGATTTACAATGGACCAGCAGAACACAGCCTGTTGGAGTAGATGAGCAGATTGATATTTCATCACTTACATTTACTTTACCTATTTGGTTAAATCCACCAGCAAAAGTTAAAAAACAAGAAATAGTAGAACAAATAGTTGCTGACATAAAACTTGTAGATAACTTACAAGAGTTAGGCTACGATGACGATGTATATGATTTCTTTGGCGATATAGAAAATGCCGCCAGTGTTATTGTAACACCAGGTAATTATAGAATCGGTGTGTCAGGAACAGACGTACAATTACTTTCACAGGACAGTTTATCAATTAAAAAATGGAATGAAGATTTGATAGATGCATATGGTAAACTTAGAGATAGTGTTAGTATTTTAAAATTAAGACAATCTAATGACCACGAAGACCATACACAAGACATAATAGGAACAGTTACAGCACATTCATCAGATGCAGACAAACTTACATTTACAATAGACCAAGACACATTACCAGCGACAACATTGAGTGACATAGCAAAAATTATTGATCCACAAGTAAATTATCCAGGAGACGGCACACTTTCTCCTGTGTTTGATGGGCAACGATATCTAATTACCGAAGAAATATCAGCATCAGGATATCCCAATTGGGGAGTAGATGCACAAGAAAATGATATAATTCAATACAGTCAGTCGTCGTCCAGTTGGGTAGTTGTATTCGATGCCAGTTCATATTCAGGTACGGTGCCTGTTATAAAGAACTTAAATACAAACAAACGTTATAAATTTGTGAGTAATCAATGGATATCCGTTTACGAAGGAGAGTACAACCCAGGGTTCTGGAAACTGGTGCTTTAGTAAAAATAGGCGCAGGAGCAGTTTTCATTTCAAAAAGCACAGGGCGATGCCTCTTACAGTTAAGAAATAATAGTAATAAAAGAAACAACAACACCTGGGGTCTGTGGGGTGGAATGGTTGACGAAAATGAAACACCATTAGAATGTTTACATAGAGAACTCACAGAAGAAATAGCAGAATATCCAGGCATACTTAAATTAAACCCTATAGATGTTTTTAGAAGCAAAGATAAAAAATTCATATATTACAGTTTTGCTTGTATAGTAGAAGACGAATTTATACCTACCCTCAATGAAGAAAGTGCAGGATACTGTTGGGTAGATATTGGTAAGTGGCCCAAGCCACTTCATTCAGAAGTTAAAAAAACATTAGACAAAAGCGGAACTGAAAAACTTAAACTTATATTGGAAATAAATGGATAACAACGATAAAATAATTTTAGTTAGTTTGCAAAGATCCGGAAGTACAAAATTATCTGTTGTATTAAATCATACACTTATGACCAAGTATCCGTTTTACTTTAACAATTCTTTTTTAAAACCTTTTTACGGAGGTGCTGATAAGTATGGTAGATTTGAATTGCCTACTCTTATACAAGTTCAAAAAGGTTTAGAATGGCTACATCCACAAAAGATGACTAGCAAATTTACTTACACAATCAAAGGAGATTATGTTGATGTAAGGTATGGAGATGAAACAAATTCCGGATTGGCTGAATTACCTACAAGATGTGAGTTCTTAAAGTACTTTGCGATAAATAATATGCACCAACATTACAAGCATATAGTGTCTGGATTTCAAGATAGAGAGACACTATTAGAATTCAAGCAACAAGGCTATAGATTAATTGGTACCTACAGACAAAATAAATGGCATCAATTTTTAAGTTATAATATAGCAAAACACTCAAAATTTATATATTACAAAAACGAAGAGTTACACGAAGTACAAAAACAAATAAGGCTCACAGAAGATGACATAGTGTACTTTAAAGAACATTTAGATAAGTACGATAGTATAAAGGATATACTAGATGAAGAAATTACTTATGAAGAGATTACAACCGACATCGACAAGGTGTCCCACACACTAAACACAGACTTAATCGAGGACGATGATTTTATAGCAAGTCAAAAAATCAATTCCGTATCTAGAAGTAATTTGTTTGCGAACATAGATGAAGCAAAGGAGTTATTCGATTGGCAGGTAAAATATTAGACTTTAAACTGATTAGGTTTAAAGAAAGTTTAGAAAAGTTTAACAAAACAAATGTTATACCAGACGAATACCTTACGGGTATTTTAAATATAGAAAACTTAAAAGAGCATTACTACGCAGACTTGTCTGATGGTTATAAAAAAATATTTGCTAATTTGCAAAGAAAACTTACAGGTAAATTGAGAAAAGATAAACATAATTTACACGAAACATTTTCTGAAGAGTATGCAAACTTAATGCAAAATTTAAGAACTAGAAAGGATATATTTGTATTTCCTTCTCTTATGAAAAAATACAGAAAAGATATAAATCCAGCAAGAGCATTGTATTTTGAAATATCAAATCTAATGTTACACTTTAATAGTGATGACGAAAGACATATTTGGTTACTAGGATTGTTTAAAGAAAATACTTGGCGTCAAGAACTTATTCATAGTTGCTTACTAGACGTACAAAATATTGACAACTTAATTTCTAAATACTTTCATCATATGAAAAAAGAAGGTAACGTAAGTCTAGAGATGTTACATATTATAGAAATACGCAAGGACTTAAAAACTTATGTTGGAGTGTTCGATGACTTCGCACAATTTGATTACGGTGACTAATTACTTGTAAAGTTTACGTTGTTCGCCGTCGAATAAAGGAGTATACATTCTAACAGGAATCTCTTTACCTTTCACTTTAATTTCACCTAAATTACCAAATGATAAATTTGGACATTGCAAATAAGTAAACTCAGAAACAATAATTGGAACATCTTCCGCTCTTGTCTGTGCTTCTAATCTAGCACCTAAGTTTACAGCATCGCCTACAACACTATAATCCATTCTTGCTTCACTGCCCATATTACCTACAATGCAAGGACCTGTGTTTACACCTGTGCCAAATTTTACTCTAGGTAACCCACGTTCTTCCATTTCCTTTTCTAATTCGTCACCTAGCAATTCGATTTCTATTGCAGTCTTAACTGCCATCTCGGCGTGGTTATCACACGGTATTGGCGCATTCCAAAATGCCATTATACAATCACCCATATACTTGTCTATGGTTCCGCCGTTGGCTAGTACAATTTTTGTCATCTTGTCTAAGAATTCATTTATGAGTTCTACTAATCCTTCTGGGTCATCTTCCTTCATATATTTTTCTGATATAGGAGTAAAGCCTACTATGTCAGCAAACATAAAACTCATCTCTTTCCTGTCGCCACCTAGTGTCATTAAACTGGGATCTTTTACAATCATATCTACATACTCGGGAGATATATAGTTTCCAAACTGTCCTTTGATTTGTTGTCTCAATTTAAACTGTTCATAGAAATTATTAAATGCTGATTGTGTGAATATTAAAAATGAACTTAAAACTGGAAATGTTGCATCAAGTAATACTAAACTGCTGGTATATCTATACACACTAAAGTATGCTATTGCACTCATTAAAATTAAAGACATAGGAGCACTTGCCCATATAGGTGCTCTCTTAACCACTAGTGTGATTAAAATCATACTCATTAAAGCAACTAAGACTTCATATAACGCACTCAATTGACTTCTTTGTATATTTGATCCATCGATAAAATTCTGTAGCATAGCGGCTTGTATCTGTTGCGGATATAAATTTCCACGTGGAGTTGGAACAGGATTAGCAATACCCTCTGCTGTTACTCCTACAATTACCCATTTGCCCATTAAGTCAGGTATGCTTTCTGCACCTTCGTATTCTATTTCCTGGAAGTCATTGTTAAAACGTATGTAAGCAGTACCATCGGGTTTTGTTACTATAGGATCAAAAGGTGGAACAGCAACTTCTTGTATTCCTATTTCTGATGTTTTAATAATGTAACTGGGTTTGCCCGTGTGTACTCTCAACATTTCAACTGCAAAACTAGGATATATTTTATCCCCTACAGTAATAGCAAGTGGGTATGTTCTTGTTTGATTGTCTGGTTGTGGTGCTGATGCATTTACTCCTTTACCGTTACTTGCTGATTCTAACTTGTCTACATTAGTAACCAAGTTGGGCCAAGTAAGCAAATAATCTTTTGCAGGAACTGGGCCTATTGTGCCTGTGCCTATATGTGGACCTGTAGACTTTATACCTTTAACACTTGGTGTTTGGCTTAATACATTATAGTTTACAGGATTCTTTCTTGCACCAGGAACATTCATCACGTTCTGATTCATCATACCTGCAAAACTTTCATCTCCCTGAAACCTATCTGCTTCTGGAAACATTATTGTCCAACCCATAACACCGCCATTCTTCATAGCAACGTCTACTACCATTTGAGCATAGTATTGTCTAGGGAAAGGATACTGTCCGTATTTTGCTAAACTTTTTTCGCCAATATTAATTAATACAACATTGTCGCTTTGTTTGATTTCGTCTAATTGTTGGTAACTGTCAAAAACTTGACTTCGAAAACTTTGTAATGATGTGGGATCTATTATTCTTAAACCAAGCAATAATACAATTGATACTGCAACTGCATAACCACTATATAACCATTTCATATTAATATTTATTGACTTAACCTGCAAATGCACGTTCTAGCATAAAGTCTCCATTCTCTCCTGTATTGCCTTCTTCCCATTCTAAGTCTGAAAAATATTCCCTGCATTCTTTGTTCATTTCAGGTGAGCCACAAGCCATTACTACATCTAGGTCTTTTCTAAATGTTCGTTCTAATGTAGGTTCAATATAATCCCAAAATCTTCCTGGTCTCTCAAATTCTTCTCTGGTTACAGTTGAAATATATCTAAATTTAAAAGCATTTTGTAATAATGCTAACTGAGGATTATATGCTAGTTCGTTTATGTTCCTTACTGTGTGAAACAAGTAAACGTTTTTAAATTTATTATAAGTTTCTATATCGTGTGCAATACTCATAAAAGGTGCAAGTCCAGTACCTGTGCTGAGCATTATTAAGTTAGGCTTTGCGTGTACATAATCTATACATAAACTGCCTGTTGTTTTAGGATTAACTATTACTTCGTCTCCAATCTTTAAATGCTGTAAACGACTTGTAAGAGGTCCGTCTTGAACTTTAATACTGAGAAACTCCAAGTGTTCATCATAATTAGTACTTACAATACTGTATGCTCTTAATATAGGCCTTGGTTCAACATCTAATCCAATCATAGCAAACTCGCCATTTTTAAATCTAAATGTGCTACTTCTTGTGGTTTTAAAACTGAATAATCTATCCGAATAATGAATTACTTCTGTGACTATTTCTTTATTCATAATGGTATTTAATATCTTAGTGTAAGATTGCAGAAAAGCCTGGCAAATTGTTACCTGCCATATGACTTGGTGCGTGGTATTGAAATTCGTAATCTAAACTTGAAAAAGGTTTTCTGCTAACAATAATCTTTCCATCTGCTGTAATATCTATTTTTGCCAACTCGGCTCTAGCATTTTGTAAGATGTTTTTAATCATATTGTTATATTTGTCTTTCTTGTCTACTGTTTTTGCATCTGCTAAAAATCCTGTTCCCAATATATAGGTCATAATATTTGCACCTGCTGTGCCTTTACTGGCGTCCCAACTAGGCTTTCCTGCCTGTTTGGCTTTGGGTTTAATTTCTGTAAGTCCCATATAAAATTTATGGTCTGCTGGCATTCCTCTAGGCTTGTAATTTTCTGCTTCGTCATCATTGCCCGACATACTTATAGGATATACTGCTTTTAAAAAGTCCGAGTATTCATTAAACGTTTCGGAATATTCTACTAAATCTGCAAATGTAAATGTATCTTTGCCTATCACTAACGACATTGATTTATGTTCTGGTGTATCTGCTTTTTCACTACCTGCAATAATTTTATCAACATTTCTTCCTTCTGTGTCAACGAATGCTCTAAAGAATTGATGTACTTTTTCGTCATCGGCATCCATTTCAATAGTACCTGCTTCTGCTTCATCTCTGAATTTATCCATATAGCCTTTGATTGCTTTAAAACTTGTACCGCTACCACTTGCACTTTTAACACTCACAGGCATACCTGCTATAATTACATCTGCTAACATTTCATTGCCTGGAGGGAAGTCTATGCTTTCTGAATCTGTTGCTAACATAAGAGGCGTAAGTATCTCTCCAAAATCGACACCTGTTTGTCTAACATCATTAGGATCTATTAATTCCATAACATTAGCATCAACTTCTGTTTTTTCTTCTAATGCTACTTCTACCAACTGCAATAAAAACTCTAACAATGCTTCGTCTTGTATTAATGTTGGAAGATTTTGTTTTAGATAATTACCTAACTCTTTTTTGTTTAAACTTTTACCTGCTAGTCCTAAGTTTTTCGGTGTAAGTGATTTTATACCAACTTTAGAATTTTGTCTAAGAGCAACAAGTCCAATAAGTTCTTGTCCTGCTAAATCTAAATCTTCAAAGTCTACAGGGAAAGTTATTTTAAATGATTGAGAATACATACCACTTAATGCTGGTGCATCATCAAAATCTATACCAATGCCTTTTTCAGTAAACAATCTTACAATTTCTTCTGCATTGTTATTGATTCTGATGTGTCTTATTTTACTAACCCTTGCAACTGATGGTGCTCTTGCTTCTAACCCTAGTTGCACAAATAAAGTCTGTGCTTTATTATAGACTTTGGTCTCAGATGTTGCCGCTTCTTGTACTAGTTCATCAAATTGCATAAGTGTATTTATCGTTTATTACAAGTGTCTTTGGCTTGATTAAGTAACCTAAAGTTATTTGCAACAACTACTGAGTATACCATATTAGTGTCATTAAGTTCGTTAGGTGTGACTTCTTTCCAGTAATCGTTGTATACTAAGCCAGGTACCAGTAAAAGTGTTTTTGTAAGTACCAATCTAGCATCACTAGGCGATTCTGTAAACAACGGATTTATTTCTGTTACACAATCGTACTTTAATGCTCGTGATGTTGAATAAACATCTAATAACTGAAACGTCCAAAATGCTATCCATTGTCCATTAGTAGCACGTGGAGTCATATCAAACTTTGGTACTATAGGTGACAGTGGTTTACATTCAATTGGATTATTATCGCAGTAAAAAGGATCTAGTGGGGGATTATAGGAAAGGTCTAAAACAATTTCCTCTGCTGTTAAAAACAGAGGAAATGTTATTGTTATGATAAAAAGTAATTTATTCACATTCATCAGGCTTCTTGGAGCAATATTCTTTTACGGCTTCTTCCAAAAGTTTATCTTTCAATAACTCTTTTAGAACTTTATTTTGCAGTAAAAGTTCTTTAATATCCTCGTCTGTCACCTGCTCACTCTCTTTCGAGGTGATGTCTTTATCTTCCTTTTTGTCTTTAGTAGAACTATCTCCGTTAAAAACAAAAGGCTTAAAGAATGAGCGTCTTACTTTTTTGGCTCTTCTTTAGGTTCTTCTTTGTCGTCTTGTAAAGCATCAGTTTGATTATCAATTTCTGCTTGTACTGTTTCGACTAATCCAGCACCAGTACTAGCCGCAGTTTGGACTAAGCCAACACCTACTTCTGCACCAGTTTGAACAATGCTACCAACGTCATTTGCTACAGATCCAACAATACCACTAGCGGTACCTGTTACTGTGTCAATTGTGTTTGTTGCAAGTTCTTGCCCGCCGTCGATTACAGTACCTACTGTAGCACAACCTTGAGCAAAGATTACAAAGAAAATACCAAAGAACGCATTTTTCAATCCTTTCATATTTTTTCTCCTTATATATAAGTTGTAATATGCCAACTGCTATATTACAATATTATTTATCAACTGTTTTAAAATCCTAACATAGATTGTCGTGGATTATTAAAAACACTATTTTCATCGTTATATATTAATTCTAATGTTAAAATGTTTTTTGTGTGTTCACTGTCTGCAGAGTCTATTAGTTTTAGTAATGTCTTTCTATTACTGTCTTCTATTGTGTACATCAAATCACAATACACAAATAATAGATATAACATACCAGGCGCACACACAATAGTAATAGCAATGTCAGGATACAACCAAGCCAATGCTACATAATGAACACTTGCAATAGCAATAGCATACATTCTCAAACTGTTTGTGTAATTAGTAACGTGGGTCATAATCCAGATAATCTATAAATGGGTCGTAATCGTTTAGGTAATAGAATGGTGTCATATGTATATCTACATCAAATATTGGTAGTCCTTTTTTGTAAGGAAAGTCGATACCTTCCTGTTTGCAATAATTATACACCATTGCATATATCATTGTTACATATAAGGCTGGTACACCTACCACAAAAAGTATAAAGGCTATAAATGGGAAGAGTATACCAAGTGCAATTATATGTAAAACCACAAAGGAAAGAAAATAAATCTTGAGACTGTTTGTGTAATTAGTTACTTGCATTAGGCTTGTTTAGTTCTTCTTTAATTAAAAACCTAACGTATTCGTCTGCATTGGTTAAATTATAATCAGACACTATTGCAAACAGTAGTGTTAAAAACACAAATGTCATTATAACGGATAGATATATGTTTATGCCGGCTGTTATCTTCAGCCATTTTATCATATGTTTCATAACTTTTAAAATTATAGCAAGAATATGCTATAATGTCAACCGACTAGTTGTTTTGGTTTACTGTAACTGAGCAACCACCTGAGTTATTACAAATACCTGTAAGTGAGTATGTTGCTGTTGCTGATGAAACATTCTGTGATAAATCAAATGTATAAGCACCTGTACCAAATGTTAAATCAACTGCCGCTGATGCATAATTTGTTCCACGTTGATTTATATCAATATTATGTCCATCTCCGTCTAAAACTATGTCTGCCCATTTTTTACCACCACTGCCTTTTTGGTCTAAAATTACATCATTGTAATCGCCTGTGATTTCTATAAAGCCGTCGTGTCCTGCTTTGCCTCTTTGTCTGTGCCAAACATCATTGTAGTCACCATCGATTATATGTGCCAAGTGATGACTGTCTCCACTACCATTGCCTCGGTTAGTGTCTGTTTGGAAACTGGAAAACTCATTGTAGTCACCGGTTACTGTCCAATATGCTTCGTGGGAGCCTGTTTCATCTACGTCTATAGTTCCGTCCGAGTGCATACCTTGTAGTACAAGTCCTGTGTTATTTGTTCCATAACCTGTTAACCTAACAAAATTATTATTACCGCCACCACCTTGATACACTTTTAGAGTATTAAGACCGCCACTGGACCAATTACCTTCAAACAAATTTCCAGTACCTATTTGCATAATATGTAAGGTATTGTCGTCTCCTGTAAATTGACCTGACTCTGTTATACCTGTGACTGTGTTATCGGATCC